GCTGCCGGAGCCTGGAGGTTGGACGGGAGAGTTTCCTCTCGACCATCCAAGTGCGATCGCAAGATCGCGTTTGGCCATACGGGAGACACGTGCACTTGGCGAGCCCTCATACCACTGAGGGGTATCGTCAGAGACCGGCACAGCGAAGTAAGCATAACGCTTACGAACTGCGTCGAACTTCTGGCGAAGTACGCTAAATGGCACGCGTATCCCGATACCTGCGAAACGAGCACAACCCGCGCGGATAGCGTAAGGGAGGTAAAACTTCCGAACGCTACTCGCGATGGCGCGTGGCACGACCCCGAGCTTCTTGGGGCGGGCAGTGGATGCCCATCCCAAGAGTACAGCGATCGATGCCTTTTCCGTGATCGAGTCCTCTAAGGCTTCAAAGTGACCAATTTTGGTCGCTCTGCCGCCGTAAGGGGCTCGATCGGATCTGGCATAGACCGCAAGCTCGGAGAAGTGCCATTCGACGTCTTCCACCACTAAATCCCGGCCGGGCTGCGGAAAGGAGGTCTGCCACGGTGCTGCAGGAGATCTTTCGATCTTCTGAGCACAGTACAGAAGCCCTGCCGCGCCCATCCGGAACAGGTGGGGAAGACGAGGAGTGCTCGTTGGCCTTCCACGTAGGGGCATTAGCCCAGCACCGCCGAGGAACCGAGGCAGCTCGGGGCAGAACCCACGTTCCCTGAACCAGCGCCAAGCGCTGGGCCAGAGAACGCGAGTCGCCCTTCGAACTGCGTACGGTAACCCGGAGTGTTGGACTAGTGTCTCTACCGTCGGCCCCAGGGCCACCCACCAGGGAGCTTCCTCACGAGACGGCAGCCGCGGGCGCACGAGCCCCCTTAAGGGGACGCATGCGATCCGTTTAACGCCGACGCAGCAACTACCTTTACAGATAGTTCTGCTTCGGACGAGGCTAGTCAAATCTAGAGGGAGATTCCTAGGGAGATTTCCAAACCGAGGAGGCTTTGCGGCCTCCCACCGAGGGAGGTCCGCCCGGCAGTCCTTGCGGACTACCGAGTAGATCTCTTCGGTGAATACACCGCGCTCGCGCGCGACGTAATGTTTCGATTTGGAAATAACCCCTCCACAGCGGCCGAGGAGGTGATTGTAACGGTTAATGACCCGCAAGGGCCAGAAACCGATAAGGTCATCTCCGCAGACTGCTGTGGCGGGTGAGCCCGGGGGAGTGAGACCCGCGCGAAAGCCGGGGCTGTTAGGACCAACCAAGACGCTCCACGACTCCTCGGCCCAGAATAACTGGGCTAAGGAAAGAATGGACCACGTAGTAGGGACTCCCATAAGGATTCCCCGCGAAGTGGTTGCACTTGGCTGACCCTTCAGCTTCGGCCAGGTCACGAACTGGGGACCCGTAAGGATCCTCAGGATGGGACCGGCCCATTCTGGCAACTGTGGGGACCCCGCGATCACGCCTTCAACAAGCGCGTTCACGAAGTCCGCATTCAAGGTGTCCGACGCGGCTGTGAGATCAGATGAGAGGACGCGACGTCCTTCCATCCTCACAACCGAGCTGAACACCCGGTCAACCGCCTCACGGTGGTTGCCAGCCAGAGTTGGGCCTGCGCGCCGATCTCGCTTCAGCCCCTCGAGGAGCCAGACGCGGAAGTAATGACCGATTGCAACCAAAGCCGCAGGGCTTTTGGTTACAACTCGGCATTTCCAACCGCGTTCGGAAAGCGCGATCGCCGAGGCCTTCGGGGTCCCCATCTCAGTGACTTGGCGAACCAAGTCATCGCGGATGTAGGACCACTTGACCTCGTTGATCTGCGCTGCCCTCGAGGAGTTAACGACCGACGCAGCTGCTCCTAAACGCCTCTCGCGTTCAGCGTCAGGGATGTAGTAGTCCTTGTCGCTGAACTCCGGTAACATCTCAGGCCTTTGAGCCTCGGCGAAGTCGAAAGTAGCGCGAAGCGCAGTACAGTGGCCACCCTTCAAACGGGTAGCTTCTATACAAGCGCCAGTAGCTAAGTTCGGCCCAACCGATGTTGGAGTCCTGAGATAACGGAGTGCCCAACGGGTAGCAAAATCTTTTGCCGCCTGGAGGACAGCGGGAGGCGTGGTCCCAGCACTTGTGAGGACACGGCGGTGTTCGCGGAGACCTTTCTCGATAACACCAGGTCCCCCTTTAGGGAGACCGCGCGACAAGTATGACAACTGAGCGGCCTTACGGTCGCAGTCGATTACCGATCGCAGTGAACCGAGGAAGAACTTCGCGATACCGCCTCGGCGTTCCAGGGTGGGAGTCCGGTGGACGACCCAGGACCTGAGCTGCGAAGCCCAAGTCTTGAGTTCGCCCATCGCGAAATCCAACCCTGAGAACACCGAGGTCCGAACCAAGTGGTGGGCCAGGCGCGACACCGAGCGTAGGGCGTCCCGATCATAACGCGACCTTAGGATGAACCTAGTGTGGCCCGCCGCTGCTAAAGCAGCGACGATGACACGCCAGGCCTCTCCTAGAGTTGCGCGGATCAGGGCGCGTTTCTCGGATGGCGCGCGAGCCAGCAGCTGGTGGAAGGCTGATTCGCAGGTAACTAACGAGGCCGAGTCGCCCGCCCTACCGGGATGGTAGGGTGGACAACGCGACTCCGTTTGTTGGCGTACGGCGGTTGCCCCATTCCTTAGGAATGCGGACAATCCGCCATGATGCACGCCGATAAACGATGCCTCGACAACGGTCAACTGTGATAGGTTGATCGAGTTGTACGTTCGTTT